CTGAAACAGATGTTCAGTGCATTGTTGAGAAAAAAGAAGATGGTTCAAAGTCTCATGTCATTGAGGGCGTCTTTATGCAAGCTGAATCTAAAAATAGAAATGGTCGAGTATATCCTAAAGCAGTTATGGAATCTGCTGTTAAGAAGTACGTCGATGAACAAGTTTCCAAGGATAGAGCGGTTGGTGAGTTAAATCACCCTGATGGACCAACTGTTAACTTGGATAAAGTTTCTCATAAAATCACAGACCTCAAATTTGAGGGTAATGATGTTATGGGGAAGGCACGAATTTTGGATACTCCGATGGGCAATATTGTAAAAGGTTTGCTTGAGGGTGGTGTTCAACTAGGTGTCTCAACTCGTGGTATGGGTAGCCTTGAGCAACGTAACGGAACTATGTACGTCAAAGATGATTTTATGCTTAATACGGTTGATATCGTACAAGATCCTTCTGCACCAAATGCTTTTGTAAATGGAATTATGGAAGGTGTAGACTGGATCTGGAATAATGGCATCCTTGAAGCTCAAGAAATTGAAAAAATAGAGACTGAAATTAAACGTGCTCCACGTGCGGATCTATATGAAACGCAGGTACGTGAGTATAAGAATTTCCTCTCGTTATTGAAACAATCATGATAAGGAGTCAAACATGACTGATCAAATCGAAGACCAGGATGTAGAGCTCGACGAGGAAATCGAAGAAGCTCACGATCCTAAAAATGCTGAAACTCAGTCAGTAGCATCTGTTGATGCAGCTGAAGATAAAGCACCTAAAGCTAAAAAGCGTAAAGGTGATAAGAGTGGCGGCCAACCGTCTGAATTGAAACCTGCTGGCAAGACCATGAAGGCCGAAGACATCGACATTGATGGAGACTTTAGTGACGACCTGAATGCGCTTGTAGAATCTGAGGCAACACTGTCCGAAGACTTTAAAGCCAAAACAGCAGTAATTTTCGAAGCAGCGGTAAAATCTAAACTTGCTGAAGAAATTAATCGCTTGGAAGGTGAATATCAAGTCCAGCTTGATGAAGCAATTCAAACGACTAAATCTGAAATGGTAGAGCAAGTAGATAGCTACCTCAACTATGTGGTTGAGCAGTGGATGGAAGATAATAAAATTGCAATTCAAAATGGACTACGGTCTGAAATTGCAGAAGACTTCATGAGTAAATTGAAAGATTTGTTCACTGAGTCATATATCGAAGTCCCTGAAGATAAAGTCGACCTAGTAGATGAACTTGCTACTGCAAATGAACAACTAGAAGAGCAGTATAATGGCGCGATTGCTAGTAACCTTTCTTTGAAAGAAGAAGTGGAAGCTTATAAACGCGAAGCCATTATCCGCGAAGCTTCTCGTGACCTTGCAGAAACTCAAGTTGAAAAACTAACCTCACTGGCTAAAGACATTACCTTTGAATCTGAAGAAACTTTTACACAAAAAGTTTCTACACTTAAAGAGTCATACTTCACACAAGAAAAAACTGTTACTTCTCCTATTTCAGAAGAAACAGAAGAAGAAGCAAATGATTCTGTAGAAGTAACAGGTTTAATGGCTGATTACGTAGCCGCTTTAAGAAAAAATATAAAATAAAATTTAGGAGATCCAATTATGGAAATCAACAATTCTTACGATAAGCTCGTAGAAAAGTGGAGTCCGGTACTAAACGAAGAAGCCGCTGGAAGTATTACAGACGCTAATAAGCGTGCCGTTACTGCAGTAGTTCTTGAAAATACTGAGAAAGCACTTCGCGAGCAAGGTGAACTTACAGAAGTTGCTGGCACAAGTTCAGGTGACACAGCTAACTGGAATCCAATTCTTATCTCACTTGTACGGCGCGCTATGCCAAACCTTATGGCTTATGACATTTGTGGTGTTCAGCCCATGTCAGGTCCAACAGGCCTGATCTTTGCAATGAAATCACGCTACAAAACAGTTAAAGCTGGTGTTTCAGTGGATGATGAGGCTCTGTTCAACGAAGCAGCGGTTGGTTATTCAGGTGATTCATCATCTACTGCTAATGACGAAACATCAGGTCTCGGTGGTGTAACCGATACAGATGCTGATAGCACAATTGCTGATGAAACAACTACTGTACATCTTGGTGGTGGATATTCAACAGCAGCAGCTGAAGCACTGGGTAACACAGGCACAGCATTTGCTGAAATGGGCTTTACCATTGAAAAAGCAACTGTGACTGCAAAATCACGTGCACTCAAAGCTGATTACACTCTTGAGCTAGCTCAAGACTTGAAAGCAATTCATGGTCTTGATGCTGAAACTGAGTTGGCTAATATCTTGTCAACTGAGATTCTTGCTGAGATTAACCGCGAAGTAGTTCGTACAGTTAACAGCCAAGCTATCATTGGTGCTCTTCAAGCTAATATCACAACTAAAGGTATCTTTGACTTGTCAAGCGATGCTGATGGTCGTTGGTCAGCTGAAAAGTTCAAAGGTCTTGGTGTGCAGCTAGACCGTGAAGCTAACGTAATTGCAAAAGAAACTCGTCGGGGCAAAGGTAACTTTATTATCTGTTCTTCAGATGTTGCTTCTGCTCTTTCAGCTTCTGGTATGCTGGATTACTCTCCAGCGATGGCAACAAACCTCAACGTTGATGACACTGGCAACACCTTTGCTGGTACTTTGAATGGCCGTGTAAAAGTATACATCGACCCATATGCTTCTGCTGACTATGTCAACGTTGGATATAAAGGTTCTAATGCATATGATGCTGGTGTATTCTATTGTCCATATGTACCATTGACCATGGTACGCGCAGTTGGCGAGAACGACTTCCAACCACGCATCGGGTTTAAAACTCGTTATGGCATGGCTTCTAACCCATACGTTGGTGCTACACCGGCAAATGGTCTTGCTGCAGCTCGTACAAACCAGTACTACAGAATCTTCCGCGTAGACAACATC